CTAGCTATATTCGATGCCTTTGAAATACTTAATCGCATTGAAGAAGAAGAAAACTTATTAAACGAAAAACCTAAAGAAGTTAAGGAAGAAAGAACTTTTAAAGGTTTTGCTGAAGGAAGATCTAAGAAATAATGTACGAGCAAACGTTATATAAGGTCTTAAAAGATCACATCAAACCTAAGGTTTTAAAACGTATGAACCGTTATAAAAAATGGGAGTACGGTTATAACAAAGAACACGATATTGTTATAATAAGTAAAGACGGTACAATAGGTGATATATACGAAATACAAAACTTAAAAATAGCTTTACCAATAGCTAAGAATCTACATAAGTTTGAAACTAACAAGTGGGAGTATACAGAATATCCTAAAGTATTAAAAAAAATAAAGTCTGTATTTGATTGGGAACAATATCCACTAGACTTTAAAGAAAAATGGTATGATTACATCGATAATGAGTTCGTCCGCAGGGAAGAAGGCTTTTGGTTCTATAATAAGAATGTGGCTACTTACCTTACTGGTACTCACTATATGTACCTGCAGTGGTCCAAGATTGATGTTGGGCAACCAGATTTTAGGGAATCAAACAGATTATTCTATATATTCTGGGAAGCTTGCAAGGCCGATCATAGGTCATATGGAATGTGCTACCTTAAAAATAGACGATCTGGATTTTCATTTATGGCGTCCGGGGAGTGCGTTAATATGGCAACCATATCAAGCGACTCTAGATTTGGCATTTTATCAAAAAGTGGACCTGATGCGAAGAAGATGTTTACAGACAAAGTGGTACCGATATCGGTTAATTACCCCTTCTTTTTCAAGCCGATACAGGACGGTATGGACAGGCCAAAGACAGAGCTCGCCTACCGTGTACCAGCCAGTAAATTCACCCGTAAGAAACTCGAAACCAACGAGACATTACGTGAGCTCGACGGCCTCGACACCACGATCGACTGGAAGAATACCGGTGACAACTCGTACGACGGTGAGAAACTCAAATTACTCGTCCACGACGAAAGCGGTAAATGGGAGCGTCCGACGAACATCCTCAACAACTGGCGCGTTACGAAAACGTGTTTACGATTAGGTAGTAGGGTTATAGGTAAGTGTATGATGGGTTCAACTAGTAATTCATTAGATAAAGGAGGAGATAACTTTAAAAAACTATACAATGACTCAGACGTCACTCAACGAAATGCAAATGGACAAACTCGCTCTGGATTATATAGCTTGTTTATACCTATGGAGTGGAATTACGAAGGATACATCGATTCTCATGGCTTACCTGTATTCGACACCCCAAGTAAAAAAATTAGCGGGCCGCAGGGCGAAACAATCGATCAAGGTGTTATAGAGTATTGGGAAAATGAAGTAGAAGGCTTAAAGCAAGATCAAGATGCTTTAAATGAATTTTACAGACAATTTCCAAGAACTACTAAACACGCATTTAGAGATGAGTCAAAAGACTCGTTATTTAATCTAACTAGAATTTACGAGCAAATAGACTTTAATGAAGATTTAAAAAATTCTATAAATGTTACTAGAGGATCTTTTAGTTGGCAAAATGGAGAGAAAGATACAAATGTTATTTTTTCTCCTAATAGCAATGGAAGATTTTATGTTACATGGGTTCCAGATTTAGAGCTTCAAAACAGAAGATATAATAAATATAATACTATGTATCCTGGCAATGAACACGTGGGTGCTTTTGGTTGTGATCCATATGACATATCTGGAACAGTTGACAAAAGAGGATCAAAAGGTTCTTTACATGGTTTAACTAAGTTTAGTATGGAAAAAGCTCCATCTAATCATTTCTTCTTAGAATATATAGCTAGGCCACAAACAGCCGAAATATTTTTTGAAGATGTATTAATGGCCTGTGTTTTTTATGGTATGCCTATATTAGCAGAAAATAACAAACCTAGACTTTTGTATTATTTTAAAAAAAGAGGTTATAGAGGTTTCGCTATGAATAGACCAGATAAAAAATACACCAAACTTTCTATAACAGAAAAAGAAATAGGTGGTATTCCAAACTCAAGTGAAGACATAAAGCAAGCTCATGCCTCTGCTATTGAAACTTATATAGAGACATTTGTGGGTTTAAAAGAAACTGGGTATGGTGATATGTATTTTCAAAGAACACTAGATGATTGGTCTAAATTTAATATAAATAACAGAACCAGACATGATGCTTCTATTAGTTCTGGATTAGCTCTTATGGCTTGTAATAAACATAGATATTCTCCTGTTAATAAAATAAATTTAAAACCTGTAGATTTAGGTATCAAAAGATACGACAATAGAGGAATTACATCAAAAATAATAAGTTAAATGAATATATATACTAATTCAAATAGCGCTTTTCCAAGTCAAGTAGTTAGCGATCAAGAAAAAGCTAGCTGGGAATACGGCAGTCAAGTAGCTATGGCTATTGAGTATGAATGGTTTAAATCTGGTAGGTTAAATGGCAATAGATATTTAACTAATTGGAATAATTTTAACACTCTTAGATTATATGCTAGAGGCGAACAACCTGTTCAAAAATACAAAGATGAATTATCTATAAATGGTGATTTGTCTTATTTAAATTTAGACTGGAAACCAGTACCTATTTTATCTAAATTTGTGGACATTGTAGTAAATGGTATATCTTCAAAAGCTTATGAAATAAAAGCTTACGCGCAAGATCCTTCTTCTATTAAAAAAAGAACTTCATATGCTTCTAAAATGTATGAAGATATGCTAGCTAAAAACTATATCAATACTATAAAGAATACATTAGGAATTGATTTATATCAGACTCCAAACCCGGATTTAATACCAGAGTCAGAAGAGGAGTTAGAGCTTCATATGCAATTAAGTTATAAGCAAGCTATAGAAATAGCTGAAGAAGAAGCTATTACTTCTATAATGGCTCAAAATAAATACGATCTAATAAGACGTAGATTGAATATGGATTTAACTGTTTGTGGCATTGCTGCAGCAAAAACAAACTTTAACACAGCTAACGGTGTAACTTTAGATTATGTTGACCCTGCTTACATGGTTTATTCCTATACAGAAGATCCTAACTTTGAAGATATATATTATGTAGGTGAAATAAAATCTATTACAATACCAGAACTTAAAAAAGAATTTCCTAATATACCTGAAGAAGAATTAAAAAGAATACAGACTATGCCTGGAAACAGGCAGTATATAACTGGCTGGGGAGGTTACGATGAGAATACTGTTCAGGTTTTATATTTTGATTATAAAACATACCACAATCAAGTATTTAAAATAAAACAAACAGATCAAGGTTTATTAAAAGCCATAGAGAAGCCAGATACATTTAATCCACCTGAAAATGATAACTTTGAAAGAGTATCAAGATCAATAGAGGTTTTATACAGTGGAGCTAAAGTGCTAGGAACTGATACACTTGTCAAATGGGAGTTAGCTGAAAACATGTCAAGACCTTATGCTGATACTACAAAAGTAGAAATGAATTACACCATTTGCGCTCCTCGCATGTACAAAGGACGTATTGACTCTTTAGTTAGTAAGTGTGTTGGATTTGCTGATATGATTCAAATAACTCATTTAAAGCTTCAACAGGTTTTAGCACGTATGGTGCCTGATGGTGTTTATTTAGACATGGATGGTTTAGCTGAAGTTGATCTTGGTAATGGAACAAACTATAATCCAGCCGAAGCATTAAACATGTATTTTCAGACAGGTTCTATAGTAGGTAGATCTTTAACTCAAGATGGTGAATTAAATAGAGGAAAAGTACCTATTCAAGAGCTGCAAACTGGTAGTGGTGGTGCTAAGATACAAAGTCTAATAACTACGTATCAATATTACTTACAAATGATACGTGATGTTACAGGATTGAACGAAGCACGAGACGGTAGCTTACCTGATAGAAATACATTAGTAGGTTTGCAAAAACTAGCTGCAACCGCTTCTAACACAGCGACAAAGCATATAAATCAATCTAGCTTATATATAACTCTTAGACTAGCTGAAAATATAGCTTTAAAAATAGCAGATGCTTTAGACTTTCCATTAACAGCTGAATCGTTAAAAAACTCGATATCTGTATTTAACGTTGAAACTTTAAGTCAAATAGAAGATTTAAATTTACATGATTTTGGTATATTTTTAGAACTTGAACCTGACGAAGAAGAGCAAGCAAAGCTAGAACAAAATATACAAATAGCGCTACAAGCCGGTAATATTGATTTAGATGATGCTATAGATTTAAGACAAATAAAAAATATCAAACTTGCAAATCAAATGCTTAAAATTAAGCGAAAAAGAAAGCAAGCTAAAGATATGGAAATTCAGCAGTCTAATATGCAGGCGCAAGCCGCTGCTCAAGCTGAAACAGCTGAAAAAACAGCTATGGCTGAAGTTCAAAAGCAAGAGGCAATATCAGGATCTAAAGTTCAATACGAGCAAGCTAGAACTGAAATGGA